CTCGAAGATCAATCCGCGGGCGAGACGGCGCCGCGCAAGCTGGAACTCGCGCCGACCGACGTCGCCCGCGTCGTGCGCGCCATCGAAGCGCGAGCGTCGCAAGGCTTGCCGCCGTTCGGCGACGAGCGCGACGACAAGACGGTTTCGCAACTCGGAGAAGAAGCGAAGTTCGGCTCGAAGGCCGAAGGCGACGTCGCCGTCGTCGAAGCCGAAGACGCCGCCGACGACGACGTCGTCGAGCAACCCGACGACGAAGCGAAGGTCGCATGATCAAGCAACAACGATTCGCCCCGTATGGCGTGCTCGCGTTGAACCCGAAAGCGTTCGGGCTCGTCGTCGACTGCTACGATCCGAAGCCCGCCGCGTTGACCGAGAACGGCGTCGCGGTCGTGACGATCCGCGGGCCCCTTATGCACCGCGCCGATTGGTTCTTCGATTCGTACGAAGAGATTCGAGCGCGCGTCGCGGCGGCGATCGAACTCGCGCCGCGCGCGATCTTGCTCGACGTCGACTCGCCGGGCGGGCTCGTGTCGGGCGCGTTCGATTGCTCGCGCGAGTTGCGCGCAATGGCGGCGGCGCACGGCGTCGCGCTTCACGCGTTCGTCGGCGCGCAAGCAACGAGCGCCGCGTACGCGCTCGCGAGCGCGGCGAGTCGCATTTCGGTTTCGGCTTCGGCGTCGATCGGATCGGTCGGCGTGATCGACATGCTCGTCGATCAAACCGCGCAAAACCAAATGCTCGGCTTGAACGTGCAACTCGTTACGTCGGGCGCGCGCAAAGCCGACGGCAACCCGGATTCGCCGATCACTGACGAAGCGTTCGCGGCGACGCAAGCGCGCGTCGACACGCTCGCGACAATGTTCTTCGAGCTTGTCGTCGAACACGAATGGGGCGGAAGTGTCGAGCGCTTGCGCGGTTTGCAAGCGTCGATCATGACTGGCGGCGAAGCCGTCAAGATGGGGCTTGCAACCGAGATCGCTTCGTACGATCAAGCAATCGCATTCGCGAGCACGACCGATGATCGGTCGCGTTCGGAAGTGACCGCGAAAGGAACGAACACAATGGACGAAGACAAGAAGGACGCGATCGCATCGCTTCGCAAGATGGCCGAAGGCGACGATCCCGACATGGCCAAGGCGGCACGCGCCGCGCTCGCCGCACTCGGCGCCGAAGACGAGCCCGCCGCCGAAGGCGACGACAAGCCCGACGACGACGACGACGCGCCCGCCGCCGAAGGCGACGACGACGCGCCCGCCGCCGAAGGCGACGACGACGAAGACAAGCCCGACGCGAAGGCGGCGGCTTCGGGCGACGCGCTCGCAATGGCGGCGCAAGCGCTCGCCAGCGTGCACAAGATCAACGTCGAGCGCGCGAACGAGAAGGCGGCGAACGAGCGCTCGAAGTTGCTCGCGTCGCGACCCGACTTCGCGCCCGAACTCGTGAAGGTTCTTCGCTCGGCGCCGATGGCGACCGTTCGCGACATGTGCAAGACACTTCCGCGCGGGCCCGCGCGGAAGGATCGCGCCGCCGCCGCGCAAGCCGCAACGCCGACGCGCGGCGACGGGCAAGGCGACGGAACCGCGGCGCGCCTTCCCGCGAACGAGAAGGCGGCGCTCGATCTGCAAATGGGGCTCGCGTCGAACACGACCGCGACCGTTCACACGCCGAACCGAATGTCGTTCGGGGTTCGCGTTCCGGCCAGCGCTGGCGCGACGCCGTCGAAGTAACGCTCGACGTCAACCGCACCGCACCGCTAACCCGAACGAAAAGGAAAACAGATCATGACCGCACGAATGACTCGCAATGAAGCTTGGGGATACTTCGAGCATCCCTTGACGAACGCCGTCGCCGTCGAGCGCGGCGAACTCGCTTGCCTCGACACTGCAACGGGGCTTCTCACGAAGGGCGCGACGTCGCTCACTCTTCGCCCGATCGGATACTTCGAGACGGACGGAACCGGCGACGGAACGACGACGTTCCGCGTTCGTCTCTTCGACGAGATTCGCGTTCATTGGTGGGACAACGACACGGGCGGAACGCCCGTCGTCGCCGCCGACGTCGGGAACCTCTGTTACGTGCTCGACGATCGCACGGTCACGGGCGACGCAACGGGCGCGAGCGCGGCGGGTCGCGTGTGGGGCGTCAACACCTTGAACGGCGTCGCCGTCGAAATGATCGGCTTCTACGCCGCGGTTTCGTGATCACGCGCCGCTAACACCGTCGCACGAAAGGAAGAAAGAAAATGGCGCAACTCACACCTTCGTTCTTGTTCGATCTCGAATCGAACATGCGCGTGATCTCCGAACGCGAGTACGAGAGACTTCTCAAAAACCTTTGGTGGCGCAACGTCGCAAAGGTCATGGATTCGAAAGCCAAGAAGGAGCGGATCAACTGGCTTCTCGACACGGCGAAGATCGAGCGCCCGAACGCGTCGCACGGCGGCGGGCAAGCGATCTTCGAAGACATCGTGATGCAAACGACCGAGTTCGAAAACGAGAACGCGGTCGGCGGTCTGGAACTCAAGAAGGAGCAGATCGAAGATCTCGACGGCAACGGCGTTGATCTCGCGACGCATTGGTCGCGGCAAATGGGCGCGCAAGCGGCGTACTGGCCACAAAAGCAAATCGCTTCGGCGATCAAGGCGAACCCGGTCACGTACGACACGCTTCCGTTCTTCTCGCCGATCGGTTCGCCGCATCCCGTGAACCCGTTCAACGTCGGCGTCGGTTCGTTCGCGAACCATCTTACGGGCGCGGCGGCGGGAATCTATCCCGGCGCGGTTCCCGTCGGCGGCGCGACAACCGTCGACGTCGCGATCGAGAATATCAACAAAGCGCTCGCGTACGTCGCTTCGATCAAGATGCCGAACGGCGAAGATCCGCGAATGCTGAAACTCGCGGGCATCTTGCATCCGCCGTTGCTCACTTCGCGGATGCAACAGATCACGCAAGCGCAGTTCATCGCGCAAGCGGCGTCGGGCGGCGGCGCGGGATCTGGCGACGTCGCCGCGGTGATTCGGAACTTCGGGCTCGGAACGCCGATCGAAGCGCCGGAACTCGGAAGCAACTTCGGCGGGTCGGATACCGACTATTACCTTCTCGTCGAAGAGATCACGTCGAACGAACTCGGCGCGTTCGTGTACGTCGATCGCGAGCCCTTCTCGATGATCTTCCACGGGCCGATGACGGATGCGCAACTCGCGCGCATTCGGAAACTGCAATGGACGACGGAAGGCCGGAACACGGTCGGCGCGGGGCATCCGTACCTCATGTTCAAGTGTTCGGCGACTTGATCGTCGACTGACGTCTTCGAAGCCCCGCGGTCAAAAGCCGCGGGGCTTTCGAGGTAGGAACACAACGCGTGGCAACGTATCTCGACTTCAACGGCTTTCGCGATCTCACGACGATCCCGTCGGCGTTCGTCGACGACGTCGAGAAGGTGTCGCCGGGTTGGATCGAAAATCAACTCGACTATTGGGCCCGTTGGATCGACTCGCGTCTTCGCAAGAGATACGCGACGCCGTTCGCGGCGTTCGGCGACACGCCGCCGACGCCAGCGGGCGTGCAAGGTTGGCTCGCGCGGATCGTGACTCTTCGCGTTTGGTTGAAGCGCGGCGTCGATCCGAACGATTTGCAGTTCGACACGGTCAAGCAAGACGCCGTCGACGCGCAAACGGAAGTGCTCGAAGCGGCGAACTCCGACACGGGATGGTTCGACCTTCCGCTTCGTACCGACGAAGACGGTTCGGCGATCAACCGCGGGAACCCGCGGTACTACTCGGAAGCGTCGCCGTACGTGTGGACCGATCAACAAGCCGCCGTCGGTCGCAACGAAGACGACAACGGATTCGGATCGAGCGGATAGCGTGGCGAAAGATGGAAGCATCGCGCTCGACGCGCAGATCGCAAAGCTTCGCCGACTGGCGACGTTCGTCGGCGGAAGTGCGCCCGTCGTTGCGCTCGCCGTGAAGCGCGAGATCGGGGCTCAGATCGCCGCGGGTCGCGGGCCCGACGGCAAGGCATGGAAGCCGACGAAGGCGGGCACGCCAGCGCTACGGGGCGCGGCGGGCGCCTTGACCGTGAAGGCGATCGGAAGCGTCGTCGTCGCGACGTTGACGGGCGTCGAAGCGCGGCACCATTTCGGCGCGGTCAAAGGGAAGGTCAAGCGCGAGATTCTTCCGACCGGGAAGATTCCCGATCCCGTCACCCGAGCGATCACCCGAGTTCTCACGGGCGAGTTCAACGCGATCATGGCGGGCACGAAATGACCGACCCGCTTGTCGACTGCGCGCCGCCGCGCGTTTGCTTCGCGTTGCCGACATTGTTCGACGCCGTCGTCGCGCGCTTCGCGCTCGACTCGACGAACGTCGAGCAACACTTCGGCTGGCGCGAACCGCAAAAGTACAAGACGGCGCGCGCGCGGATCGTGTGGGTTCCGGGCGACGAAGGCGGCAACGTCGGCGACGTGCGACCCGCGCGCAATCCGGGCGGCAACCCGCGGTCGCTCGCGACGCTCGCCGAACTCTTTACCGTCTACATTTCGGCGAACGACCCGCGTTCGCCCGAAGACGAACGCGAACAATACGTCGCAACGCGAGCACTCTTCGACGCGTGGTTTCGCGCCGTGTACCGTGCGGCGCATGGAACGTTCGCGGTCACGTCGACGACTTGGAACATTTCGAAGAACGAGCGTCGGCACGGCGCCGAACTCGTGTGCGCTTGTTGGGTCGAAGCGCTCGTGCCCGACTCGGCGTATGTACTCGCGCCCGCTGATACCGAAGCAATGATCACAACAAGTCTCGACGACGTGTCGGAAGTCACGACGACGGCGACGCCGTGAAATAGGAGAAGAAGAAATGTCGCAACCGCAAGTTGTTATCACCGAACTCGACGGCGCACTCGGGATCCTTCCGACGAGTGCGGGTCGCTTGCTCGCGTTTGCGGGCGTGTCTTCGCTCGGGCCGATCGACACGCCCGCGACGTACGCGCGAACGACGCAACTCAAGGCCGACTTTGGGAATGGTCCGCTCGTCGAAGCGGCGGCGTACTACATCGAAAAGTTCGGTCGACCCGTTCTCGTCGTGCGCACTGGCGAAAGCGTTCTCGGAACGTATCCCGCGGGCGCCGCGGTCGTGCGCGTCGGCGCGGGAACGAGCGTGATCACGGTCGACAATGTCGGCACGGCGCCCGACGACGACTTCGAAGCGTACTTCGTCGTCGTGACGGGCGGCACAATCGGCGTGACGGGAATCACGTTCCGATGGTCGCTCGACGGCGGGCGCACCTTGTCGCCCGTGACCGCGCTCGGCGTCGCCGCCGTGTTCGTGATTCCGACGTCGGGCGGCGTCGAGATCGAGTTCGCCGCGGGAACTCTTCTCGCTGGCGAAACCGCGACCTTCCGTTGCACGGCGCCGAAGTGGAACACGACCGAGATCGGAACCGCGCTCGACGCGTTGTTCGCGACCGCGGCGGCTTGGGAATCCGCGCACGTCGTCGGGCCCGTGACTGGCGCCGACTTCGACACGATCGATCCGAAGTTCACGGGCGGGATGACGTCGGGCAAATATCACGGCTGGATCGGCGGCGCGCGAATGCCGTTGCTTGGCGAAAGCGAAGCAACGTACCTCGCCGCGCTCGACGCGATCTTTTCGTCGAAGGCGACGGTTCACGGCGAGATCTGCGCGGGCGCGGCGAAGATCATTTCGAGCGTATCGGGTCGCCAGTATCGCCGACCCGTGTCGTTCACGGTCGCGGCGCGCGAAGGGTTCTACAGCGAAGAGATCAACATCGCCGACGTGAATCTCGGTTCGCTTCCGGGCGTGTCGATTCGCGACGCGAACGGGAATCCCGACGAGCACGACGAGTCGTTGAATCCGGGGCTCGACGACGCGCGCTTCACTGTCCTTCGAACATGGGAAGGGATCGCGGGCGTGTACGTGAACCGACCGCGGATCATGTCGGCGGCGGGAAGCGACTTCGATATCTTCCCGAAGCGTCGCGTTCTCAATCTCGCGCACGCCGCGTTGCGCTTGTACTTCATTCGGCGACTCAACAAGCCGATTCTTGTCGACGCGCAATCCGGGTTCATTCTCGAATCGGAAGCGCTAGAGATCGAGTCGGGCGCGCTCGCCGCGATGCGATCGGTTCTTCTCGCGAAGCCGAAGGCAAGCGGGATCCAGTTCGCGCTTTCGCGAACCGACAACATTCTTTCGACGAAGACTCTTACGGGAACCGCGCGCGTGATTCCGCTCGCGTACGCCGAGTTCGTCGATCTCGAAGTCGGCTTCTTGAATCCCGCACTTCAAGTGCAAACCGTTTGATCGCCGCGCGCGACTAAGGAGCAACGAACATGGCAGACGAGATCCGAGTCAACGGCAATCAACATTCTTGGGGTTCGATCACAGTCAAGATCGAAGGCGATCGCTTCTACGGCTTCACGTCGATCGGCTTCGGCGATTCGCGCGAGCGCGTCAAAGCGTACGGCATGGGGCGCGCGCAAGCCCCGCGCGGTCGCTCGCGCGGGAAGTACGCAACCGAGCCCGTCACGTTGACGGGTTGGAAGGGAAGCGTTCAACAACTCCGAAAGGCACTCGCCGACGCTGGCGACGGCGAGTCGTACGGCGACACGGTGTTTCAAATCGTCGTGCAATACGTCGAAGCCGACGACACGCCGATCACGGTCGAACTCGAAGATTGCGTGTTCACGAAGAACACGACGAGCGACGAAGAAGGGCCCGACCCGTTGAAGGACGATATCGAAGTCGACTGTATGCGGATCCGCCGCAACGGGCTCGTGTTGTTCGACAACTCCGAAGGTTCGTGATCGGGCGCTAGGTAGCAGCAAGCAACAAGATCGAAGGGGCAAACATGGAAGCGACAAAGAAGGAACTCGAAGATCGGTTGACCGCGGCGCGCGAGCGCCGTCGCGCCGCCGAAGCCGAACGCGAATCGCTCGTCGAACAACACGCGCTCGTCGCACAAGTCGAAGCGGAAGAACGCGCCGCGCTCGACGCCGAAGCGATCGCGAAAGCCGAACTCGACTTCGGCGCGGCGAAGATCGCGGTCGTGAAAACGGATCTCGGTTGCGTGATCGTCAAGCGACCGAACCCGGTTTTGTACAAGCGCTTTCGCGACAAAGAATCGGCGAAGACGCAAGATCTCGAATCGCTCGTGCGACCGTGTCTTGTGCATCCCGACGCGACGCGCTTCGACGCGATTCTCGAAGAACAACCCGCCACGCTCGATCGTGTCGCCGACCGCGTCGTGTACCTCGCCGGGTTCCGCGCGAAGGAGGTGTCGGGAAAATAGAAAGCTTGCGACGGGAAGCCCGACACGATCTCGGCGTGTGGGCACAATGCCTGCTAGCGATGTTCGGCAACGAGTCGCAAGATACCGATCCCGAGTTCGTTCGCGCCTTCGTCGGCGCGACAATGCTCGCCGAAGCGATGCACGACGTTCGGCAAATCAAGCGACTATTGACGCCCAAAAAGGACCGATGAACCCGTGACCGTGACCGCTTCATTTGCCGTCGAGTTGCAAGACGAGACTTCGGGCGCGGCAAATGCGGCGGCGGCTTCGCTCGTTCGGTTGAAGTCGAAGATCGACGAAGACGTCGTCGCGTTGCGCGAAATGCAAAAGGCAATGCGCAACTTGAAAGGAAACACGTCGACGTCGAGCGCCGCGTTCACGAATCTTCGAGATCGCATCGCCGCGCAGAAAGCCGCGATCGCTTCGTCGCAATCTCGCTTCGTTCAACTCGGCGGAACGTTCGGCAAGACGGCGACGCAAGCGACGGGCTTCGCTGGCAAGCTAGGCGAACTCGGCGGCGCTATGGGCCAAAGCGGCGGCGCGGTCGGCGCGCTCGGCGGCGGGCTCGCGCGCTTGGCGCCGCTTCTCGCGAATCCCGCCGTGTTGATTGGCGCGCTCGTCGCGGGCTTGCTCGCGCTCGCCGCGGCGGCGGGCGTCGCGATCGCGGCGTTGCTTCGGTACGCCGTCGTTCAATCCGACGCGCGGCGAAGCGACGAGTTGCGGATCGAAGGCTTGAACATGCTTCGCCAGTCGTACGGAAGATCGACGGCGAGCGTGTCGGATTACATGGCGGCGATCGATCGCGCCAGCGATTCGACGAACGTCGGTCGCTCGACGCTCGAAGGGTACGCTCGATCCCTTTCGCGCGCGGGCTTGCGCGGCGACGCGTTGACGGATTCGGTCGAAGCAATGGGGCTCGCCGCGATGGTCGAAGGCGACCGCGGCGCGGCGCGCTTTCGGGCGCTCGCGATGCAAACGCGACTCGCGGGCGGGTCGGTTGCAGATCTCGCCGAATCGTATCGAAACCGACTCGGGCCGATCGCTCGTCGAATCATGTTGTCGCTTCCGAATCAAACGGATCGACTTCGCCGATCGCTCGCGCGGATCTTCTCGGGGCTTCGGATCGAAGGCTTCTTGTCGGCGCTCGATCAAGTCGCGTCGTTGTTCTCGCAAAGCACGGCGTCGGGTCGCGCGTTGAAGGCAATCGTCGAGGCGTTGTTTCAGCCGTTGATCGATCAAACCGAAGTGCTCGGGCCGATCGTTCGCCGCTTCTTCCAAGGCATGTTGATCGGCGCGCTCGTTTTGACGATCGGATTCCTTCGAGTTCGGAACGCGCTTCGCGACGCCTTCGGCGGAACCGAAGTGTTCGGAGATATCGATCTCTTGACGGTCGCGCTATATGCGGGCGTCGCGGCGTTTATCCTTCTCGCGATCTCGGTCGGCGCCGCGGTCGTTGTGTTCGCCGCGCTCGCGCTTGTGATCGCTGGATTCGTCGCGACCGTGCTCGCCGTTCCGTTGCTGCTACTCGCGATCGGCGCGGCGATCGGATACGCGCTCGGCGCGGCGATCGACTTCTTCGTGTCGACGGATTGGAACGCGGTTGCGCGAAGCATGATCGACGGGCTCGTCGGCGGGTTGACGCGCGGTCGCGACGCGATCGTCGCCGCGGTGCGCGGGCTCGCGACGAGTGCGGCGAGCACGTTCCGAACGACGCTCGGGATCGAGTCGCCGTCGCGCGTCTTCGCCGAATACGGAATGAACATTTCGGGCGGCGTTGCCGAAGGGATCGACGCGGGCTCGCCGGGCGTCGACGGCGCGGTCGCGGGGCTCGTCGACGTGCCGACGGGCGGCGGGCTTGGCGGAACGACGTCGGTCACGATCGGCGACGTGAACGTGAACGCGGGCGCGTCGAGCAACCCGCGCGAGCTTGCGCAAGCGTTCCGCGACGAACTCGCGTCGTTGCTCGAAGGCGTGTCGATCGAAATGGGGGCGGCGTGACCTTCAACCCGATCAACGAGCCCGTCGATTACGTGCTACTCGCGAACCGTCGTTCGCCGGGAATCGCAGAGATCGGCAACGTCGCGTCGCCGCGCATGTGGGACGAACGCCGCGGATACGCGTTGTCGGGCGCGCGCGTCGTGTACCGCGGGATCGGGCTCGCGCGCCCGCTTCTCACGTTGCGACTATTCACGACCGAAGACTTCGACGCGTGGCACGAATGGCGCGAGCTTGTTCAACGCGCGCCCGTCGGAACGCGAGCGCGCGCGCAAGATATCTGGCATCCGATACTCGAAGATCTCGGGATCGTTTCTGTCGTCGTCGAAGACGTCTTGCAACCGAAGCAAGTCGCCGACGGCGAATGGAACATCGATATCAAGTTCATTGAATACCGACGCCCGGTCGTGACACTCGAAACGATCGGCTCGTCGGATACAGATCCCGCCGATCCCGTCGACGAGTTGATCGGTCGACTCACGGCGCAAGTGACCGAACTCGCGGGCGGGCCCGGAGAACCCGAAACGCCGTGACCGCTTTCGCAAACGTCGACGGCAACACCGTTCTCGAAGCGACGTTGATCGTTCCGAACGTTGGCCCGTGGTACGCCGACGTCGTGTTCGAAGGCGCGCCCGACGTGTCGGGTTCGGTCATGCTGGCGATCGGAACGCTTCGGCTCGTCGGCGTCGTCGACGTGCGGAACGACGGCGTGTTCGGCGAGCAACGTCGATCGCGAATCGTCGGCGGCGCTGGCGGTTGGGCGACGCTCGTTCCGCCGCTTCACTATCACAACGACGCGGGCGTGCGCGCGTTGTCGGTTGCGCAAGACGCCGCGCGACTTGCGGGCGAAACGCTCGGCTCGTTCAACCCGCCGAACGCTGCAATCGGCGCCGACTATGTTCGGCAAGCGGGGCTCGCCGCGCGCGTGCTCGAAGACGTGATCGGCGGCGCGCCGTGGTACGTCGACTTCGACGGGCGAACGAACGTCGGCGAGCGCTCGTCGAGCGAAGCCGACGTCGAAACGTACGAAGTGCTCGACGTCGATCCGCGCGAATCGCTGGCGACGCTCGCCGTTGACGATCTCTCTTCGGTAGGGATCGGCTCGATCCTTACGCGAGCGCCCCTAGTCGCCCCGCTAACGGTTCACGAACTCGAAGTGACCGTCGGCGCCGACCGGCTTCGCGTGAAGGCTTGGGGCGGCGCTACGGCGGCGGGCGGCACTGCTACGTCGGCGCCTCGAAGTCTCACGTCGCGCGGGCGCATCGCGGAATCGTTGAACGCGATCGCTCGACGGTCGCTCGACGGTCGCTTGTTCGGTCGGTATCGGTATCGCGTCGTTCGCATGTCGGGCGACAACGTCGAGTTGCAAGCCGTCGTCGGCGGGCTCGGGTTGCCCGACGTGTTGCCCGTCGCAATGAAGCCGGGCGTTGCTGGCGCGCACGCGAAGTTGATCGGCGGCGCGATCGTGCTCGTCGAGTTCATCGAAGGCGATCGCACGTTGCCGATCGTGTCGGCGTTCTCGGGCAAGTCGGAAGAAGGCGCCGCGCCCGAAGAACTCGACTTGTCGATCACGACGACGCTTCGACTTGGCGGCGCGAGCGCGAGCGAAGGCGTCACGCTTGGCGACTCGCACAAATCTTGGGCAGACGGTCACGCGCACGCGTACATCGATTCGATCGGAACGGCGGGCACGCCGACGCCGAAACTTACGACGGCGCCAGCGCTCGCGCCGGGCCCGCCGCCGACGGGGCTTCCGATCACGCCCGACCCGTCGCCGTCGCCGTCTTCGAAAGTGAAGGTCGTTTCGTGAGTGACGAAGTCAAAGCATCGATCGCGACGCAACTCGCGACGCTCGTTCGAACGGTCGACTTCCCGGTCGCGCCGTTCGGGTTCGGAAGCGACATTGCGGGCGCCGCAGATCTCGATCCGAACATGCGCGAAACGAACGGACTAACAACGTTCGCGCTCGCCGAAGCGATCGTGCGTCGGCTCGATTGCCCGCGCGGCGCGTTGCCCGACGATAAAGACTATGGGATCGATCTGCGTTCGTACGTGAACCGCGGCGTGACCGCACAAGACGTTCGATCGCTCGGCGGGCAAATCCGTTCCGAGTTGTCGAAAGACGATCGCATCGACTCGACGACGGTCGTTCTTCGGCCTAACTCGACGGGCTCGATCCTTCAAATCGAGATCGCCGTTCGCCCGTTCGACGCGCGACTCGGCGGGTTCAATCTCACGCTATCCGCTTCGAGCGCCGCCGTGCTACTCGAAGAGATCCGATCGACAAAGTAAAGGCGGCAAGCAATGGCGACCTTCGACGAACTCACGCAACCGCTCACTCGACAAGAGATCGAAGCCGCGATCTATGCGGCGATCGAAGCGCGCGGCGTCAAAACTTCTTCGTGGAAGCCGGGCGCGATCGCGCGAACAATCGTCGCGGGAACGTCGATCATTCTCGCCGCCTTCTCGACGCTGCAACAACGGATCGCGCAAAGCGGATTCTTGGAACTCTCGTCGGGCGATTGGTTGACGATCGTCGCTCGCGAAGTGTACGGCGTCGAGCGCAACACGGGCACGTTCGCGGCGGGCAACGCGACGCTCGACAACACGGCGGGCGGCGTGTTCACGCCAGCGATCGGCGACGTGATCGTTTCGAACTCGACGACGGGCAAGACGTATCGCAACACGGCGTCGTTCACGCTCGCCGCGTTCGAAACGGGCAAGGTCGTTCCGTTCGCCGCCGTCGAGATCGGCGCCGACTCGACGAGCGCGGCGGGCGACGTCGACACGTTCGAAACCGTCTTGCTCGGCGTGACCGTGACGAACCCGCTTCCGTTCGTCGGGAAGGATCCCGAAACCGACGCCGAGTTGCGCGTTCGTTGTCTTGCGAAGACGGGCACGCTATCGCCGAACGGGCCCGCCGACGCGTACCGCTTCGTCGCGTTGTCGGCGGAAACAACCGACGGCGCGCCCGCTGGCGTCACGCGAGTTACGACGACGCCCGACGGCGCGGGAAGCGTGACCGTTCTCGTGTGCGATGGAACGGGAACGTTGACGGGAACGCTTGGCGATCCCGCGACGCCGCTCGGCGCCGTGAACTTGGCGATTCAATCGCAAGTCGTACCGCTCGGCGTGACCGCGAACGTCGGCGTTCCGACCGCGCTCGTCGTGCCCGTGACCTATGAGATCTGGATCAAGGCGACGATCGGAACGACGGCGGCGGCGATCGAAGCTTCGATCGCGCTCGCGCTCGTCGAGTACATCGCGAGCATTCCGATCGGCGGCACCTCGAAGACGTTCGGCGGCGCGGGCTTCGTGTGGACCGACGCGATCCGATCCGTGATCGGCGGCGTCGTCGGGCAAACGAACTTGATCGATCTCGACTTGACCGCGCCCGCCGCCGACGTCGCCGTGTCTTCGTCGAAGGCGCCAGTCGCGGGAACGATTACGGCGACGGCGATCAATCTCGTTCCGAGTTGAAAGGGAAGCGCAAGACATGGCCAAGCAAACACAATCGAATCTCGCGCCCGCGACTGGCGCCGCCGCGATGTTCGCGCTTCAAAACTTCTTGCGCGACGATCTCGGGTTCGTGATCGCGCGCTCGGGCGACGGGATCGCCGCGTTCGACGCGACCGGAACGAGCGTGATCACGACTGGCGGGTCGGGCGCAAACGGAATGGCGAACGCCGACGCGTGGTTCGTCGCCGAAGATTCCGCGGGCGAATATTCTTGGCTCTTTCAACGCAACGCTTCCGACATTTCTTGGGAAGTTCAATACAGCGCGGAAGCGGGATTCACGGGCGGGTCGGCAACCGTGAAGGCGACCGCAACGGATCAAGTGCAGTTGCTCGACGGAACGTTGTTCCTGTCGAACAACACGTACCGTTGGCACCTCGAAGGCAACGACGCGCCGATCTCGGGCGTGTACCGCTGGACGGCGACGGCAACCGTGAACGGAACCGGGTTGCCGCGAACGCTCGTCGGGCACGAAGCGCTCGCCGTCGGATCGTATCCGACGCTCGTCGGAACTCGCGCCGCGCCGACAACGGGTGAAGCCGACCCGTCGATCCAGTTCGCGAAGTTCAACGGAAGCGGAACGAACTTCGAGATCTCGGGAAACGCCGATGGTTGGCAGAACGACACTTCGTCGCCGGTTCGCGCGTGGTACTGCTACGGCGGCACGAACGGTCAAACGCCCGCGTACGACGAGTTCCAAGCGTGCGGGTACAACTCTTCGGTTGCGTCCGCTGACTTCCAGTATCCCGCCGACGCGGCGGGCAACGACGGCGTCGGGCCCGACCCGCGCGACGGTTCCGATCCGTGCATTCCGATCGTGCTCGGAAGGAACGCGCGACTCGCCGTGAACGTCGGGCCGAAGGGAATCACTTCAACGCTTTTGATCAAGGGAACGGATCGACTCTATCCCGACACGATCGACATTTCGGGCGAACGATTCGTGTACATGGGAGATCTCTTGATCCCGTTCGAAAACGGCGGAACGCCGCTCGTCTGATATGGCCAACTTCGCCGCATACGAACTCGCACTCGACGCCGCTCGCGCGCCCGCGCCAGCGAACGCGGCGCTCGCGCTAGTTCTCGCCGGGCGTCGCGGGTTCGCATCGGCGATCGGCGGCGGGCCCGCGCCAGTCGTGACCTTCGTTTCGCCCGCGCCTTCGTCGACGATCGCGCCGACGACGCCGATCGTTGTCGACGTGACCGACGTCGACACGGCGAACCCGTTCACGTTCTTGTTCGTTCGAACCGTCGACGGCGTGCAAGAAGTCGCTTGGGATGGCGGCGCGTTCTCTTCGAACTATGCGACGTCGACGCGCACGGCGATCACGAACGGATTCCGATACGCGCTTCGCCGCACTGGCGGTTGGATCGCGGGCGGGATTACGATTCGCACGAACGCGATCGACGACACGGGAGGGTTCGCGACATGAGTTCCGACGCGTCGTATACGGTACTTGGCCCGCCCGCTTCGCCGTCGCCGCCCGCGTCGGGTGAAGGCGCGCCCGCGACGCGGTTGTCGTTCGTCTTCGGCATGATCGAGATCATGCCGCCGTGGCTTCGTCGTCGCGTCGGCGGCGCGGTTGTCGAAGGGCTCGGCGTACCGATCGAAACGGAAGTCGATCGAAGCGTCGAGAGTCTTCGGCTTCGCTTCCCGAACGGCGACGTCGAAGAAGCGCTCGGGTATCTCGGGCGCGAACGTCGCATCTTGCGCGGGCCCGGTGAGCTTGGCGACACGTTCGCGCTTCGTCTTCGCGGTTGGTGGGATGCGCACCGCACGCGCGGAAGTGCGCCCGCGTTGCTTCGCCAGTTGTACGAATACTTTCTCGCGACGAACAACGTTCCGATCACGTACGTTTCAAATCTCGGAACGTCGAACGCGCAGATCGATCCCGCGGGCGTGATCGCGTACGGCGGCTTCGCGCCCGCGACATGGTCGGGCGACGGCGAGGTGCCGCCGCAATGGGCGCGCTTCTTCTTGTTCTTCGAGTTCGCCGGAACGACGTACTCGACGCCGCTCGTCGACGAGTTCTCTTCGCCGATCCTCACCGAAGACGGCGAAGCGATTCTCGTCGACGTCGACTTGTACTCGTTGACGTCTTCGGAGATCGACGAGTTGTGCGCCGTGCCGCGCGAATGGTCGGCGGCACATATCGATCGGATCTATCTTCGGCTCGTTCCGTTGAACGGGATTGCATGGGGCTTCCCGTCAACGCTGCAATGGGGCGACGTCGGGCGCACATGGGGCGGCGATCTCGTCGTCGAGATCACATGCTAAAAGGGATCGACTAATGCCGAACAACATCGTTGACGTTTCGACCTTCACGGATCCCGTCGTCGCGCCCGCCGACGGCGACGCGCTCGACGCCGCTTCGATCGTTCCGAACGGCTTGCAAGCGCTCGCGAACCGAACGCGCTTGCTAGTCAACCGAACGACTGGCGTCGTCGGCGCGGGCGAGTTCGTATACGACGCGGTCAAGGTCCGAACTCGGATCATTCCCGCGGCGGCTTGCCAACCGACCGACGCGCAGATCGCCGACGTTCCGGGTTGGTACTTTCAACTCGGGCGCCAGTTCCGCACGACGGCGAACTTCGCGCGGCTTGTCGTTCCGCTCGGCGCGTGGCTTCCCGACGGTTGCACCTTCCGCCGAATCCGCGCGCTCGTTGCGCCCGGCATTGCGCGCGCGGGAACGAACC